TGTTCCTTCTCTACGGTTTTCTCTCATCTTCCTACCTCCTTTTAGCTTATTAAGTTACTTGTTGAAAAATGTTTTTTCACCCTTTGGGCTTTATTACCGCATACAAATTGTAGCACCATTGAAAAATCAATACTCTTCAGCCCATGAAATGAAACAGTTATTTGAGAATAGTTCTCAATGAAACAGTTCGAAGGCAAGGGAAAGCATTGGATTTCAAGGATTAAGTGAATTGAGACAAGTTATCAATTTGCTGCCTATTTTTTAGGCAATTTAGCTACCCGATGGGGATTTTGGAGACCCTGGGGTTTCCTTTCTTGTTTATACCCCACTAAGTCTATCCACTTACTAGGAGATAGGTAATCTGGTAACTAAAAGATAGATCACGTGAGCAACGAAGACTAAGATAATTTAAGGTCAGTAGTGTAAAGAAATATGAGTAACAGAGACTAAAATAATCTGATGACATTGTCATCACATCATATGAGTAAGAACTGGTAAGGTTATCTGAGCAGGGTAGTGTCAAGAAACCTGACAGGGGTGGTGTTAGAATTATCTAGGGGGGGTATGAGGCGAGGCGAGGGTGGTAATGAGATATACACCACCCTAAACCCCCTCACCCCACACATAACAGGGGGGGGCTATGTCTTTTATAAGACTAGATTTCCTTTTGGGACTCCTGATTTATTTTATATTTATATAATATCTATATTACAATAGTAGCATGAATATAATATTCGTAACACTAAAGAATGTGTCTCACTTAAAACTTAAAACTTAACACTTGGAATTTAACACTTAACACTTGATCACTTAAAACTTGACAAACCTATTTTTTTGTGCTATACTTAGTTTATATATTAGTAAATAAGTAATAGAATATTAGTTATTTATCTAGTTACTTATTACTTTATAAGAAACCCAAAGGGTTTCCTTAGTTAATATAATAAATATATATAATATATTGGAGAACGAAGTTCTCAGTAATATAATAAATATAATTAAGTAAATAGGGCCTTCGGCCCTAATATACATATATAATAAAGGGGCCTTCGGCCCTAAAAGGGCCTCGGCCCCTATAGAAGAATTTGAGTTATATGTATGGTAATAAAATATTGTATTGTGGCCCTGTGATAAAATATAGTTCGGGCCATAGGAGAGATTATGGAAACAGATAGAGAGTTCTTAGATAGAATGATTGCTTCAAATCCAGATGAACTTTTAACTGAAGCAGACGAAGAAAGGGTAGAAGAACTAGCGGAGATATTTTCTAGTTTATATGATTATTTCTTTTTCTTATCTGATGGTACTTGACAAATAGTTATTTTTGTGGTATAATAGCATAATTAGGATGGTAGATTATATTAATATTTCAACAGAATGCACCCGGTGTGAAGCACCGACGATAGATCATTACAACCATGAATTAGCTGTGTATGGTGAAACAGAAAGACGATGTTTGAATGGGCATTTTATAGGTTATTCAGTGAGCGACTCAAGTATTTTAAAGAGTAGGGTTGATGGCGGGAGAAGAAAAAGACAAAGAGATATTAAGAAGTTTATCGGAAGTAGCTAAATACCTTGGTGTATCCACCAAGACCATCGAAAGATGGAGGGGAGATAGAAATTTACCTATAAGGCGAGTCGGTAAAGAGTATATAACCAGTAAATATCTCTTGAATGAGTGGATATTGGGGGGTAAAACCCCCGTTCAATTATCCCCTGACGTAAAGTCAGTATTAGATTTATTTATTATGGCTGGGTTGAGGTCGTATTTTGAGATAGACGATGAATTTGGTGGTATAAAAGTCAAAGAAGGTGTTCATATTAGAGTTCAAGATGTACTGGCTGCTATCAAAATGAAAGTGGAGTTCAAAGACAAGATGACTAAACCGGAAGATATAACACTAGAAGCAGAAGCAGTAGAGAATCCTTTCTTACAACTAAGAGAACGGGCGGAAGAAGAGGTTAAAGAAGATGAAACCATCTGAGTATTGGCTAAGAGCGGTTAATATCGTCGATGAAAGACTTAAAGCATTACCCAAAGAACGAATACAAGAGGTTCTTGGTATAAAGGAGTATAAAGGTCTTAACGAAGCTCAGTATAAATTTGTAATAGATATAGGAGAAGATTTACTTCCTATAGGGTTTCAAGGTAGTGTAGGTGGTGGGAAGTCATTCTCCTTAGTCTTTAAGCTATACATAAGTGCTATGATTCCTAATAACAAGTTGATTGTATTCAGGAAGTACCAGTTAGACTTGATAGATACAACTTTTTATGATACGTTTATCCCTTTCGTAACACTTTTAGGTGGTATGACCAAAGATTTAGTAGGAGATAAAAGGGCTAATCCCTATACTTTGATGGACAACGGCACTAAAATATTTTGGAAGGGGTTATTTGGCAAGACGGGTACTAAGGTAGAGAAATCAAGATTGGGTTCTACGGCGTATGGAGCGGTGTTTGTAGACGAAGCACAGGAACTACTAGACCCGCAACCTATAATGACACTCATATCGAGATTAAGATGGCCCGCCGGGAAAGGTTTTTTTCATTTGAGTATGGTGTATAACCCACCAAGAGAAGCTGCATGGCTAGGAAAACATAGGCAGAAGGGTATCTTACGTGTGTATGAGTGTCCTGTTTCTTTGAATCTGGCTAATTTACCACCGGATTATATAGACAGGATGAAAAAACTGTACCCTGAAACCTGGAAAAAGAAGTTTTTGGAGGGTAAAACCGGTACTTTACCCCAGGGAGTTCCGGCATATGATTTTTCTTCGATCCATTTGAAAAAATTTGAGTATAACCCCCATCTACCGTTGATTAGAGGATGGGATTTAGGGTCTAATGTCGGAGTATGTTTAATTTCTCAATATGACAACTCTCCTAGACTGTGTTTATTGGACATGATTCTTGTAGAAGATAGCTGGACTAGGCCGTTAGCGAAGTTAGTGAAACAAGTGAGTACACAAAAATATCCCCACAGTGTGAATATGATAAACTTGGATTTTGTGGATGGTGTTTCATTACCCCAAAGACACGCTTCCTCTGAATACACCAACCAAGATATACTTATTCAAGAAGGTTACAACCCAGTAGGTGTGTATGTAACTCATGATGTTAGACAAGAGAGAATCAATGATGCTATATGCCGGTTAGTTAAGGGCAGTCCTTTTGTAGTTATAGAGGAAGAACAACATGATCTTTATTCTGCATTGTCTGAAGGGTATTGTGTTGATGAAAAAGGAAAGATAATTAAAGATTCCTATTTCGAGCATATTGGGGATGCGTTTACTTTCTTGGCTATGGGATTATTTGCTGATTTGTTTAATCCTGGTGTTACTAAAATTAATTATAAGCGTTTCAAAGAGGATTTAGATATGTATGTCAGTCCTGAAATGTATGTAAAGAGAGTGTAATGTTAGAAGCTAGAACAGCAATAGAGTGGTATACACAAACAGCTATAGGATTGAGACAAAATTATATTGCTGCATTAGACAAAGGAGAATCAGCTTATTACCATTTAATACGCAGAAAACAGACTGAAGATACTTCTTCTAATATGACTTTACCTATAACTACAATATCGGTTAATAGGTTGGTTCCTAAATTAGTTTCTTTTGTTTTTCCTAGAGGAGCACAATTTTTTATATCTGCTGGTGATAAAAGATTAAATAAAAGATTTCAAGATGTAACTAGACCCGTTAAACTTAGAAGGAGTATGAAACAATGGATAAGACGAGCTTTGGTAGATGGTGTTGGTGTGGCTTATCCTTATTGGGAAGATAGATATGAATATATCAAAGACCCTTATTATTTCGATGCTTCGATAGAAGAATTGACTTTGATAGGAAATAAAAATAAAGATATTCGTAGAGATTTATTCCTACAGATATTCGGGCAATCTGTTAATCAGTGGGAATTTAAAAAAGATTCTTCTTCTGCAATAGAAGCTGTTATGTACGATGACATTGGTAATCTATCAAAATATAATATAGAGTTTAGAGCTTTGCCCCATGAAATAGAGATGTCTGTCATAGGTGATAGACTTGTTTATTCAGGATTGAAAATAGATATAATTCCTATAAGAAATTTATACTTTTTAGTAGATAGTCCTAGTTTTGATAGAGCACCATATGTTATGTACCAACAATTTTCTACAGTAGAGGATTTATGGTATTTTTGTGATGATAAAGAAAAGTTATTATCGGCAAAGGGAAAACAATACGATATAGCTGGCCCCCGTTCTCCCGCAGAAGGAGTGATTACTCGCCTGGGAGAAAGAGTTGAGCAAACCACCCAATCTCCTCTTGTAGAATTATGGCAAGTATTTTATAAGAACAAGATAGCTTTTGTATTGCCTTGTAGCTTGTACACAATCATGGAAATAGATTTAGAGGATGAGTTCCCCAGGCGGGAAGAACTCCCCAGGCGTCCCCTTTTTACTATAAAATTTCTTGAGATAAACGATAGAACTGTATTTGGTTGGTCATTACCTTTGCTGCTTTACCATTATCAAAAAGAAATGGATTACCTGAATAATCTCACTAATGACATTGGAGATTTGTCTAGTGCTATGTTTGGAGGGTATAAGCCAGCTAAATTTACTATAGGGGAACCAAAAAAGATAACCCTTGAGAGGAATGTATTACTTCCTATTGAATCTAAGGACGATTTATTCTTTTATAATGTAGCCCCCAATATACAATGGGCGGTTCAAAAGATGTTTATGCTGTCGCAGGAAGTAGAGAGATTGACTCAGATAGATGAAATGACTTTAGGAAGAGGTAATCCTGCTGGAGCTGGTAGGGGCGAAAGAACGTTAGGAGGAATGCAATTACTCTATGGGCAGAAACAGGAAGTATTTATGGAAATGGCTACTGATATGAGAGAAGAATTTGATTCTCTTTTAACTTCTATGTTGTTTCTATGGTCAAGAAGAGCTTCTGCTTTGGAATTAAAAAACATTGGATTCAATAGAAATACTCTTACTTCGGCTAATGTGTATGTAGATACTGATATAGCTTCTGCACAGCAGGAGATGAATAGGATGATGTCCCTATATCAGCTGTTCAGAGACCCATTATTACTACAATTGGGTATTATAAAACCTCAAGGATTTGTTACAATTCTCAGTGATGTGATAAAAGCTTTTGGCAAAGACCCGGAAGATTTTCTACAACAATTAGAACCGAGGGATCCACAACAAGATATTGATACTCTAAAATCTGGTGGTATGCCTGTTCCTGGATTAATGGATAATCACCAGGCGCATATACAAGCTGAGATGGCTGAAATGAACAAAAGTGGAATGGAAATAAGAAACAATATAATGCAGCATATTCAGTTACACGCTGCTATGATGGAGCAGTTACAATCAATGCCCAATGAAATGACTGCTGGTAAATACCCAGTAGGAAAAAGTGTGGTAACAGGATAAGGAGATAAAATGATTAGGATAAATCCAAGAGAAGAAGATATTCAAGGAGAACTAGAAGAAAGACGTTCTTTAGAAGATGACCTATTTTTTGACAGGCCCCATGATAAGACGCCGTCTATAGACATACATATCATATTGAAGAAAACATTGAATCAATACTATGATGTTTTAGGGGATAAATATGATGGGTTAAATCTGACTATTCCCACTGTACTATTGGATTTAAAAGAAATACAATCCCAAAGGAGTGTTATACGAGCGATATATAGTGTAATTGATAACGCCCAAAAGGGCAAATTAGGGGGTGAAATATAAATGGCTAACGATAAGAATAAAGAAGGTTTATTTCCTGGTGGAAGTAAGGATTTTGTGGGGCCTAAAGCAAAGATAGTACCGGGTACTAAAGGTCTTGGAGATGCTCCCGTGGCTCCTAAAAGAGAAAAAGGAGGTAATAAGTAAATGGTTGATGATACATCCACAGAAGATAGGTTTAAAACTATTGAGGACAAGATTAGTTCTATTGCTTCAGATGTCAGCAAAGAAGTTCTTACTGGTGTTAAGCAATATGTTGATGCAGTTGTCCCTAAAGTTGCAGAATTACCTAAACCAGATACTTCTAAATCTGATCCTTATGTTACTCTTGACGAGTTACTCAAAGGATATGAAAAAGGCGAAGTGGACGAAGGTAAAGTATCTGTTGATGATCTTAAAAAGACTATTAAAGATGCTGTCAAAGAAGAAAGAATAGTTGAAAAGTTAGAGAGTGAAAGACTAAACGCCGAAGCTTCTAGGCAAAAAGTTATAAAGAATCTTATAGAAAGATTTCCAGATTTAAAAAAAGGAGAAGGTTCTGAATTAGCTAAAGCTGCTGAGGAATTAGCTATGGAAAGAGGAATACCAGCTGATTTAGGGGGCAATGTGTATGCTATTGAAGAAGCCGCTAAAATGTTAGGTATAAAACCAATAGAAGAAAAAGAGAGAATAATAAGAAGAATCCCTAGAGGAGATATGACTGAAATCCCCGGTGGTATGGGAGAAGAAGTGAAAATAACTACAGAGGATAGGCAGTATATGCGGGTTTTTGGAATCCAAGGCGACAAAGCCGATGAAAAATATTTAAATCATAAGAAAATATCCAGGCAAATGTCTGAGGATAAAGCTAAAGAAGCAGCTTTTGGAAGAGGAGGAGTTAGATAATGGTTGAACAAGTAAATAAACCTCCAATTCAATATTTACCAGATATAGAGAAGTTAAAGAAAGCAGACCCGGATTCTTTATTTTTTTTTGAAAGGAAAGAAGATGTTGAATCTCTTAAAGATAGGGGTTATGAAGTTGTATCTGATCCTAAGAAGGAATCTAAAAAAGCTGAAGGACAAACTCCAGTCGATTCTTCAGTTGGGACTTGGGATTTAACTTTAATGAAACTATCAGGTGCAGCTAAAGAAAAATATTTGAAAGAAAGAAAAGAAGCACAACAGATATATAAGAAAGCCATGATTGATCGTCATGAAGAATTAGAGAAAACAAGACAGTTTAGGGGTCGAATAGATATAAAATAAAGGGGGTGAAATTGTGGCTACAATAACAAATTTTAGAATGATTATGGCTAATGGGTGTTACGAAACTAAACCGTATCCTGAGGCGGCTGGCACCCAAGACTTTATAGCGGGAGAACTTGTATATCTTGTTGCTGGTAAGGTAACTAAATGTGCTAATGATGCTACGATAGTTTTAGGTCTAGCAGCTAAAGCAGCCAGTGGAACGGTGGATACGTCTATTCTGGTTGAGGTATTCAAGCCTGGGGCTAGAGTAGAAGGTAATTTAACTAATGCTGGTTCTGATGTTGTGTCTCTTATTACTCATATGAGTAAGCAATATAATTTACACCGAGATGCTACCAATAAAATCAGTTTGATAGATACTGGAGATAATACTGCTGCTATATTTGTTCCTGTATCTGTCGCCGGTGCGCCCAAATCTGCAATGGGCGACACCAACGCTAGAGTGATTGCGGAAATTAATCCTCTAGCTATGCAAGCTAGTATGGCGGCTAATTAAATCTAAGGAGGTGAAAATTAAATGCCTGGTTCTGTAATATCTACTGCGGTTTTCACGAATCATATCTAAAGTGTGCTGGATATGTAAAATCTAGCTATATGCTGGAAAACCCTAAAGCAAACCTTACTGACAACGTAAAAAGAGGGGAGATAAATAAAATGGGCAATCAGCAGGAAAGACCCGATCTCGCTTGGGCAGCGGGGATAATTGATGGAGAAGGAACCATCGGACTTTATAAACATTACTACAAAAAATTAGATAGGACATATTATGATCCGCTAATTGCTGTAGTAAATACTGATCCTTTAGTAGTGGCTGGTTATTTAGTAGTTCTTAGAGCTAGTAGAATAGGACACTATATAATGAGACCGAAACGATTGACTAAAGGTAATAGACAAGTTTATAGGGTCCATACACGGGGGATAAAACGGTGTATAAAAGCATTAAAAATTCTTTCTCCATATCTTGTTGCTAAAAGAAAACAAGCATTACTCTTATTAGAACATTTAGAATGGTGTTTAACTAAAAAACAAAAAGACCCATTAAGAATGGAAAAACACGAAGAGTATTACCAATTACTTAAAAAAGAGAAACGGGTATCCTCAGAGACTAATACGCTAGACGAGGCTGTTAAAGTCTTGATGATAGAGTCCGAGCTAAATCGAAAGATTTAGATGTGGTAAACGTGAGTTAAGCCACGATAACAAAACTGTTCCAAGTCTACGTTATTTACTAATTGACGAGGGGTACGACCCTCAAAGTATTATGTGGCCTTTGTTAGTGAGACGTGAAGATTCAGATTTAAGTTATGAAGATATAGCTAGTGAGACATCTTTTGGGTATTTAGCTTTAAAAGCAGAAGGTGCTCCTATAACCTATGATCTACCTATTCAGGGTAGTACGAAGCGATATACCAATGCGGTTTATGCATTAGGTTTTAGTATGACTTACGAAGATCAATATTTTGGCCGGTGGCGAAAAATGGCCGATTATGCACGAGCATTAGGAGAATCTGCTAGAGAAACTAAAGAAGTGAATATATGGACAGAGCTTATAACGGGTGATACCACGTCTACTATTGCTAATGGGGAGTATATCTTTGAAACAACCCACGCTATCCCTAGAGGTGGTAGTCAATCTAATTATGTAGCTTCTGCTCTTGCATATAGTTCTCTTCAAACAGCTTTAGGTAATATAAGTGCGATGAAAGACCCTAGAGGTTTTCCAGCCCACTTACGGCCTAAATACTTGTGGGTTCATCCCACACAGTATCTTCTGGCTTGTGAGATTCTAAAGTCTGTTGGAAGGCCCGATGTAATGGATAGGGCTGATAATCAGTTAATGGGTATGCTAGTTCCTATGCGAACTCCTTACATCACCACGGCTGCTGATTGGTTTATTGAATGTGAAAAACATAGTTTCTTTATGTTTCAACATATGCCCTTCGTCGTCGATTATTGGTGGGATGGAGAAACTAAGAACTGGTTGGTATCTGTGCAAGAAGGCTACTCTTACGGCTTTCAGTCATATATCGGGTACTATATGGGCACTGCCTAAATTTAAGGAGGTGAAAAATAATAATGGCTACTTCTTTTAGTCATATGCAAAGTGATTTAACTCCGCAAGGAGATACTGGTAAGTATGGATATAAATTCTATCCTGCTAATTTATTTAACTTTAACGTAGCTACTACTCAAGATCAAAGACTTGCTGCCACCGCTGAATCAACATCTACTACTGACAATGGTTTGTTAGTTAATATCAACTCTACTGCTATGTATGGTTGGACTGTTGCCCAAGGGGATGTTATTTGTACTAACTTTGACGTGCTGCCTGGCGATGTTGATGTTGCTCAAACTGTAGATGCTTCTGTAGTATTCTGTGCATCTGGTGGTACTGTGGCTCAAACTCAAACTTTTACTGTGGCGTATAAACAGTATGATTGGGTAGACAACGCTACTAATGATGTAGAATCCCCTGGTACCGCTCTTGGTACGCCTATAGCGGGTAAAGCTGAATTAGATACTCCTTATGCAATGGATAAAACAGCTTATGGTTCCATAGCTGCTAGTGTGCTAACTGCCGCAGGAAACGGTATCCAGTGGGAGATAACGGCTACTACTATCCAGACTTCCGTAGTCACTGTATTTGGATTGTTAATGCGGTATCGAAGAAAACACGTGTAATTTCAGTGTATGCTGTAGTTTCAACAAATGCTGAAAGAAAGGATTTTGATGAAATGAATTTATTGACTATGTTAGGAATACCATGTAATTACGATGTTATTTATAGGCCATTTATGATTTCTATATTGTACGTCATAGGTGATTTGTATGATAGGGAAGAAGATATATTATATTCGATTGAGTGGGCTGATAGTTGTTACATATGGGATATGAGGAACGAATTAGCCCGTAAGTTACTAGACAGCCCCGCTCAATATTTGTTTATGTTTGATGTTGATATGGCCTTCCCCCCGGATACTGTTTATGCAGCTATAGAAGCAGCCAAAAGAGGGGCAAAGATAATTGGTTTACCTTATAAAAATAAAACAGGAGAAAAGTTTCATATATATAGGAATGTAGACGAGTATAAATACAAACCTATTCTCGCTTTTCCCACTGATTTTATGGAAGTAGACGCTGTGGGAACAGGTCTAATAATGATTCATAGAGAAGTATTCGAGAAGATGCCCCCCCCGTGGTTTGAGGGTTTTATGAGAGAAGAAAGTGGAGTAATACATTCAGAGGATATGGTGTTTTGTAAGAAAGCTAGAGAACTAGGATATAAAATAATAACTAGATTTCCTACGGATTTAGTAAGACATTTAAAGGTACAGTAATGAAAGATATTGTGTATTATAGCGAGAGATTGAATAAACTCCCTAAATATAAACTAGAAAACTTAAATATAGGGAGTGGTAGTAAGTTACAGAGTGAACGTAAACAAGGTTGGATTAACCTGGATATTTTATATTTAGATGGTATACATGTTCAAGCTGATGCACTATATCTTCCTTTTAAAGACAATACTTTTAAAGAAGTTACAATGTTCCATGTGTACGAACATTTTGATAATCCGTTAGCAGTTATGGATGAAGTATATCGTGTATGTAAACCTGGAGCAGAAGTAACTATAGCATGTCCTTATTACAAGCACAGGAATGCTTATGGTGATCCAGGCCATAAAACTTTTATTAATGAAGTAACCTTTTCTTTTTTAGATAATTCTTATTACGAGAAAGCTACTAAAATGACTCAGTATCCGCATAAATTTAATTTCGCTATAATTAGTAATGTTTATAATTGTGATCCTAAATATGCTGGATTAGATGTTGTAAAATTTAAAGATATTATTTGGGATTTAATACAAGAAATTATTGTAGTTTTAAGGGTGAATAAATAATGTCCTGGAATTTTGGTCAAATGAGAGATGATATAACATCCATAGCAAGAATAGTAGATGCTACTAGAAAATCCCAGGTAGAGACTATGATTAAAACCGAATACCAAAAACTATGGTATTCAAAACCGTGGAAGTTTGTAAGAGCAGAAACACATATACAAACCGTGGCTCCTAAAACTGCTGGAACAATTTCTATAACAGCAGGGGCTAGTGCTGTAGTTGGGGTTGGTACTTCTTTTGCTGCTACTGATGTGGGGGCTTATCTATGGCCAGGGACGCACGTAAGTCCTTTACAGGTATTGACATTTACTGACACAACTCACATCACTACGGAACCTTACCTGGGAACTACTGATTTATCTGGTGTTACTTACAAGTTGTATAGATGGAGATATTCTTTACCTGCTGACTTTGATCGTCCTGTTACTAGTCAGGAACCAAATAATTTAATAGATTTAAACTGGTTATCAGAGACTCATTTTAGGTTCTTGCACCCGTTCCCTAGAATAGAAGGAAATATAGGTGATTTGTGTGTAATATGGGATGCTGTTACTCCATATCTCTATGTTCATCCAGTACCATCTAAAGCCACTTTAATCCCATTGGTTTATAGGAAAGCGGTAACTTTACCCACAGCCGATGGTAGTAGTTTTTACTTACCTGATATAGCCCAGTCTTATTTATTTAATAAATGTTCTGCTAGAGTTCATTTAGAGGTAAAACAAGATATAAATTTGTATAACTCGTGGATGGCCGAAGTAATTGGGGACTATATGCAGTTAATATCTTTACATTTAGACGCTACTGAAAAAGTCATTATGGATTATCCTGGTAGAAATAGGCATGATACATCTGACACTGAAGGATATTATAGAACCAATCCAAGAAGTAAATCTTACTGGGGATTGTAATGCCGTCTCAAAGACAATCTAAGTTATTTATTTTAGACGAAAATATAGGATTAAATAGATTTACCCCTATAGTATTAGCTGATCTGAGAGTAATGAAGAAAGCTAAGAACGTAATGTATTGGGGGGGTAGAAGAAGTAGAGGTGGATCAGTAAAAATAAATTCTACTGCAATGTCTGAATCTAGTGTAGTAAAAACAGTTAGGTCTATGTTCGAGTTTACTAAGGGTTCTACTGTTAATATTGTAGTTTATGGCGGAATTAATCTCTATACTTTAGATTTATCCGACGGCAGTTTAGATTCTATAACTGGTTCTTGTACTTTTGCTGCCGACTCTTTAGTAGATGCAGTTCCCTTTAATGGAAACTTAGTGATAACGGATGGAACCAATAAGCTGAAACAATGGACTGGTACGGGCAATGCTACTGAGATAACCGATACAACCCCTAATGGTATCAAATTCTTGGCTGTTAATGACAACCGAGTATTTGGTATAGGAAAATCGGGGGATGAACACAGATTATATTGGTGTAAGTCTTTGGACGCAACCGATTGGACTACTGCTGGTAATGCTGGTTCTCAATTAGTATACCCCGAATCCGGTGGTAATGTAACTGGGTTGTTCTCTGATATGAATAAAATATTTGTAGTTAAAGAAAAAGCTGTGTATATGGTGGATACAACCCCTTATGCTTTATCAAATTGGAAAACTTACGAGATAAGTTTAGGACTAGGGGGATTATCTCACAGAACTATAAAGAAATATGGTAATATGACAACTTTAATGTCGAGAAGAGGGCTAATTAGTTTAGATCATATAGTAAATCGTGCTTTTGCTACTTATACCGACCCTTTATTAGATGTTTGGCTGGCTGTAAGT